GAACCATTACGAGCATCCTTCGCCGCCTTTGAGATCCACGACGTGAAACCAGCTTCGACAAGGAACTTTGGTTCCTCTAAGACTTCCTGGAGTCCACCCTCCCCAGTGTACACGTGTGTGCGCTCCTGTCTGCGCTGAATGCGAACTTCATTTTCATTGAGAGAGATGTAATACGAGTCTACACTAAGACCAACACCTAATTCGATTGTTTCTGTCACAGTGAGACCCATTTTTATATTATGACGCGACATTTTATTTATTTCTTGAAATCGCGATACCAAGTTATTAGATTTTATTGCTGGTGTATTCTTTTTTTAAACGACGACCCTCATTAATGACTCTTTGCTTCTCTTCAGTGGATAACGTCTCCCCTGTATGTTTACTATGAGAACGACGTTCATCTCCCTCAATACGACGTAATTGTTGTATGACTTGAAATGTTTGGGGTTGACTCAAGAGTTCTGCTTTTTTCTGGTCTCTTTTATCAGCAGTCTTTAGACGGCGTTTTTCATTATAATTTTCTCGATTTGTGGTTGGTTTTTTATTACGTCCATATGAACTATTGTCATAGAGTTCTTTCATCAGTTTATTTGGTGCTTCGAGTTCGGGTAATCTGTCCACATGTCTATCAGAAATGCCATGTATTGTATTATACACGATACGTCGTTCATTAATTTCTTTTATAGCATCATCCTTATTTTCAAATGATTGCTTCCACCAGACATCTTCATTATGTTGAATACACGCAATCCACCGTTTATTCGTATTACACCAATGAACACCACGGTGACCGGACGTATTATTTATATTTAAGTTTGCACGATGAGATACATTCATAGACTTTGATAACACACGAAGATTGCATCTCCTATTGTCGAGTGTATCACCATTTATATGGTCTACAACTTTATTCTGATCATCATCAATACCAAGAATTAGAAATCTATGAAGACGAATTTTACGACGTCCACCTGGACAATCCCTCCAATCGGCCGTCACATAGTTATTTTTAGCCCCGGATAAAAACCAACTTGGCATTTTTTTAACATAGACCTCATAATCTTGTGTATCTATAGCAAATGAAATACCATCGAGTTTTTTGGACCTGAAAGGTACGATGATATAATCTTTATCCATTTTGTATTTTATTATAAAGTATTTATTTCTTTAAGTTATTTCCGCCCATCCCCGTTCAATTTTTATAATTTTTGTTATATTATAAAAATTGAGATGTTTAAAACGCGAGTAAATTATATGTATACGAGATTAGTTAGAGAAGGCCAAACCGCCCATCCCTGATTGGATACGGAGGACGTTGTAGTTGGTCGCGAACATGTGCATGGTGGTCGCATCGTTGGCCGCACCCATAGTGACCGCGACTTGCGCGTTGTCGATACGGGAGAAGTTGCACGTACCAGTTGGTTGGTGCTCTTCTGGCTTGAGGGCGAACGAGTACGAGTACACACCTGGGTATGGGCAGCCAGTGTGGTGGTTGTAGGCTTGCACTTGGTTGAAGTACTTACCCGCTTGCTCCTTGAATCGGTCTTGACCGTTGAGGACCAACTTGAAGGTGGACAATGGACCAACGGCTTCTTCGGTGAAGGTAGACGCGGAACCCGCCGCACCAACCGCGAGGAGTGGGGCACCCGAACCTTGGGTGATTGGGACGTAGCAGTTGGATTCGGAGATCGCGCGAGCGTTGGACTCGAGGACGATACCCGCATCAGTGCTCGCGGTCGTGAAGTTCCACAAGGAAGACTTCGCCGCGGTGTTGGAGAAGCACCACACAAGCTCCTTCACTGGGTGGTTGTAAGACAAACGGACTTGCTTGGTGGCAGAGGCAGTCACGGTGTCAGAGCCAGTGTGTTGCACTTGCTCGATGAGGTATTCGTGACCCTTTTGCGCGAAGCGACGGCGCTCTTCGGTGTCCAAGTAGATGTAGTTGGCCCACACCTTGAAGGTGTCGGTGTTACAGTAGGTGGAGAAGTTGGAGGCCAAGTCGACGTCGATGCGGACTTCGTGGTATTGAAGGGCAATCAAAGGCAAGTACAAACCTGGGTTACGGTTGAAGAAGAAGATCAAAGGCAAGTACACCTTTTCGTCAGCGACCGCGGTGGTCATCTTGGCGTACGACGCCTTCTTGGCTTCATCGTGGTACAAGTTATCGTACAATCTCCACCACTTTTGGTAGTGCTTGTCGATGCGTTGACCACCGATGGAGAGTTCAACGTTGTTGATCGCACGCTCGGCGACCCAGTTGCAGTCATCAGTGGCTTCACTGGTGACCGTGTTGGAAGTCAAAGACTTGAGTTCGATGTACATGTCACCGACCAAATCACCGTTGCGCGCAACGGTCACGGACACACGGCCTGAGTTGGCCGCGGTACCGTTAACGGTTTGTTCGATGTTTTCCATCGCGAAGTTCGTGTGTCGCTTGTACACAGCTTGGAAGAAGGTAACCTTTGGGTTACCGGTCAAGTAGACGTCTTGGGCGCCATAGGCGACGAGTTGCATGAGACCACCGGCCATTGTGAGAGTTGTTGTACTATAGACAGAGATTTTTTTTCTGGGTGAAATCGCGCTGTGCGAAATTTACACAACCAATTTTTCTCAGTATAGGTTAAATGTCGTCACAGCCTGAGGAAGAAGAAGAAGAAATTGAAATCGAGGAGGGTGAGATTGTATCTGATGTTGAGGATATGACCGAAGATGAGGATGAAGATGATTTTTTTGATGAAGATGAGGACGAGGAGGGTATGGACATCGTTGGACTTATGAGCTCTCTCCTAGCAACTCCAGACGGTGATACCGTGTGCTCAGCCCTAGTTAACCTGTGTTATCAAATGGAAACACAGAACAAGATATTAATAAAGATGTTGTCCAAAATGCAACCCCCAAAATAAGCTTAGAAACAAAAATCGTTAGTCATTAAATATAGAAATGGAGCACACTCATTTCATCGATAAGGAACCAGACAAGTATGAAGCACTCGCGGAACTTCAGAAACAACATATCCAATCGATGAAAGAAGAGCAGGTACTGAATATAATCAATAAGTTTGAGTACGCGTGGTCACTCAAGACGAACGACTTTCGAAATGCTCGAGAGTTGGGGTATCGCCAATTTGTCCATCCTGAGAATTTTGATGAGTTTGGAAATCCAAACCCCAATATGATTGATATTCTCGCCATCAAGGGTATCCGTGAAAAACAAAGAACCTACCTGATTAATCTTAAAAACCACGCACGGGACCTCCGCATTCATAAAAAGGAATCGCTGGACGATGGAATCAATGTGACCCGACGAATCAATAATATTTTGAAGCAGTTGAGTGATGGGTATGAAAATATCCGTCGTCACTACACATCATTCGAGCGGGTGGATAATCCGACGGCTCTGCCCCAATTCAGTAAGTCTGGTGACCCCTCTACAATGGATGAGGAAGAACTCGAAAGTTCCACACCCTTCCAAAAGTGTCTCCTGTACTCCTTGGATGAAGCCTACAAAGCTGGGTATCGTAGGTACAAGGGACAGTGTTGTGAAGAGATTCGAACAATTGAGGGACATCGTACACGCGCCTGGAAACCAAAGTTTTCGATTGAGGAGTTTGTCTATTCCCTCGCCCAAAAGGATGATGACTTTGTGAACTGGAAGAACTTTACCAGTCGTGGCTCTGTATTTAGGGAGGTTATTGATAATCTCACCAAGTGTATCGATGCCCAGTTTCCAGAGATAAGCAAGCGACGTCACGTGTGGTCATTCAAGAATGGGGTCTTTGTTGGGAAAGAATGGATTCCAGACCGTGGTGTCTATGACTGCTGTTTCTATCCCTATGAGAGTAAGGAGTTTAGGTGCCTGGACCCAACCATCATCGCGTGTAAGTACTTTGACCAACAGTTTGATGACTTTGCCCACCTTGAGCGGTGGCAGGATATCCCAACGCCATTCTTTGACTCTGTGCTGAAGTATCAGAAGTTTGATGATGAGGTGTGTAACTGGGCCTATGTTATGGGTGGTCGCCTGTGTTACGACATTGGGGAACTTGATGGGTGGCAGGTGATTCCGTTCTTCAAGGGTATCGCACGGTCTGGGAAGTCAACTCTCATTACCAAAGTGTTCAAGAAGTTCTATGAAGCTGAGGATGTTGGGACCCTCTCAAACAACATCGAAAAGAAGTTTGGTCTCTCCGCCATCAAGGATGCGTTTATGTTTATTGCCCCAGAGGTCAAGGGTGACTTGGCGCTCGAGCAGGCTGAATTCCAATCTATGGTCTCAGGTGAGGATGTCTCAGTGGCGGTGAAGAACAAGACCGCGGTGAGTATTGAATGGAAAGTCCCAGGTGTCTTGGGTGGGAACGAGGTTCCAAACTGGAAGGATAATTCAGGTTCGGTGCTCCGCCGTATTCTCACCTGGAACTTCTCAAAACAGGTCAAGGATGCCGACCCCCAACTTGATGAGAAGTTGGATGGTGAAATGCCCATTATCCTTCTCAAATGTATCCGAGCGTACTTGGAATACTCAAATAAGTACAGAAACAAGGATATTTGGAATGTTGTCCCCGAGTACTTCAAGAAAATCCAGAAGCAGGTTGCAATGGTTGCGAGTACCCTCCACAATTTCTTGGAATCCACCAACATTGTCTATGGGAGCGACCTCTTTGTGCCCCAGAAGCTCTTCATCCAGGTGTTCAATCAGCACTGCCAAGCGAACAATTTGGGCAAACCCAAGTTCAACCAAGACTTCTACGCGGGTCCATTCAGTTCACGGGATATTGAGGTCAAGGATGAGGCGGTCACCTACAAGGGTCGAACATACCCAAGACAACCAGTCATCTACGGTCTCGACGTGATTGAAGAAACACTCGGTCCCACCGATGATTATTAAAAAAAATGCTGACCAATAGTAATATGAGCCAACAGCTCAGAGAATTTGTAAAGCAGTCGGGTGTGGAGCTACGCACCTCGAACAGTCCAAGTTCTGTGTCCACAACTGCGTCAAATAACGCACTCAATCGGGAAATTGAGATGGACCTTGGAATTACCCGACAACAGGAGTTTCCACCTCGCCTTGAAAAAAACATAATAAGTAATGAAAATTATGGTGAGTTTTCGGAGTTTGTATACAATTCAAACAATGATATGAACACTATTGTCGCAAATATCCCAGTGCCCAAACCAGAGCTTACAGTGAGTAAGTTGAATCCAGGTATGTTCAATGCAACCGTGAATCGTCAATTTAGTGCCGATAGTCGTATCAACCTTACAAAGATTCTCCTCAAACAACCCCTCCCAAAATCACCCATTGGTGAGGGTCTTTATATAGACACCAAAGAGATTAATGGTATTTATGGACGATTTGTGACTGGATTTACCCATACCAGAGAGTATGGTCGTAAGGGGAATATAAACTTGAACTTCTTTACCGTTCAACTCAAGATTGTCGTCACGAATGGGGTGGAATCCAAGGGTGCTACAGTCAATTTCTACAAGAATGGTAAGATTCGATTCTCCGGGGGGTTTATTGGGACAAATATCGCAAACCAACCTGAGCTCATTCGTCGGTTTATCGTCGACAATTACTCTGAAAAAGAGGCATT